ATTGATTAATAGAGAACTCCAGTTGTTTATAAATAGATACAGATAACTGGAGTTTTTTTATGGCTATACCAAACTCAAGACAAGCATTCAAAGAATATTGCCTTCGTCGGCTAGGTTCTCCTGTAATCGACATCAATGTTGATGATGAGCAGGTTGAGGATCGCATTGACGAGGCGTTGAAATACTATCAGGATTATCACTTTGATGGTACTGAACGTATTTTGCATAAACATATTGTAACTGCTGACGACAAGACCAATCGGTACATCACGATTCCAGAGTCGATCATAGGAATCAATACTATCTTACCAGTCGGGCAAGCATTACAATCTTCTAATCTGTTTAACATACGTTATCAGATTCACTTAAATGATCTATTTGATCTTTCTGCAAGTTCATACGTTCCTTATTGGACAGCGATGTCGCATGTGAGTATGCTTGAAGAATTATTTGTAGGTCAAAAACCAATACGTTATAATCGTCATGTCAACAAACTTCATATTGATATGGACTGGACTAATGATATTTTAACAGGTCAATACGTTATTGTCGATTGTTATTCTATTACTGATCCAGAAACATATACAGATGTTTGGGGTGATCGTTGGTTATCTCGTTATGCAACTGCTATGATTAAACGTCAATGGGGTTCTAATCTAAGTAAGTTTGAAGGTATGCAAATGCCTGGAGGATTAACTTTTAATAGTCAAAAAATATATGATGATGCCGAATCAGAACTTCAAAAACTCGAAGAAGAAATGATTAGTTCATATTCACTTCCGGTATCTGATATGGTAGGATGATCACATGCCTACAAATAAATATTTTACACAATATGCATACGGGCGCGAACAGGATCTAGTTGAAGATTTAATTATTGAATCTATCAAACAAACTGGATATAGTCTTAAATATATTCCGAGAACAATTGTTCGCGATGATCCTTTATTTGGCGAAGATACATTGTCAAAATTTGACGATGCTATTGAACTCGAAATGTATATTAAAAGTGTAGAAGGATTTGAAGGTCAAGGTGATTTTCTTTCTAAATTTAATTTACAGATAGACGATCAGATAACATTTACGGTCGCTAAGAAAAGATTCGATCAGGCTCGGTCAGAAAAGTTAACAACAGAAGTCGGATACAATTATCTTTTAGAGTCAGCAAGCACTACAACCCCATCAAGACAACGATTGAGTGAAGACGGTGCTACAGATTCTATTGTTCTTGAAACAGCAACAGCTGATGGATATAACATTACTTCCAATAGACCAATGGAAGGCGACATTATATTTGAGCCATTCTCTCGTAAACTTTTTGAAATAAAATTTGTAGAGCATGAAGCAGTTTTCTATCAATTAGGTAGATTACAAACATATGATGTTCGTTGTGAAATCTTTAACTACAGTAGTGAAGAACTTGATACTGGCGATGCGTATATTGATAGTATTGAAGATAAATATAGCACTGATATTTTATTCTATGAGCTATTACTTGAAGATGATACTAAACTATTAGATGAAAGCGGTGGTTCTATTCTACAAGAATTTAGAATTGAAGCAACTCAGCCTACTGCAAATAACGAATACTATTCTGCAGCAGACCCAATATTCAATTCAAGCACAGTTATAGACTTTTCGGAGAGTAATCCGTTTGGTGAAATTGATCGGTATTAATTATGTTTAATCAACAATACTACCACGGAACGATACGTAAATATATTATAGCGTTTGGTAATTTATTTAATGATATCGTTATAGCAAGATTAAATACTGCTGGAGAACGTATACAAGCAATTGAAGTTCCTATTGCATACGGACCAAAAGAGAAGTGGTTAGTGCGTTTAAAACAGGATCCAAACCTCGAGCAAAATGTAGGTATTACATTGCCTCGTATAGGTTTTGAAATTATAAGTATGTCATACGCACCACAAAGAAAACTTGCTTCTACACTACAGAACGCTCATTTAAAAACTTCTGATTTGAACAGATTGAATACACAATATGTTCCTGTTCCTTATGATTTAAATATTATGCTTTCTATTTTTGTTAAGAACGCTGACGATGGAGCACAAATACTAGAGCAGATTTTACCATACTTCCGTCCAGAGTTTACGACAAATATTCGACTAATACCTGAGATGGATGTTGTTGTTGATACACCTGTTGTTCTTCAAGACGTTTCAATTGAAGACACATATGAAGGTGATTTTGATACACGCCGAGCACTTGTATATAATTTGACCTTTAATATGAAAGCATATATATACGGTCCAGTGTTTAATCAAGGAATCATTAAAAGATCTGTTACAAATATGTTTAATGATCTTCCAGAAAATGCTGGAAACAAAGTTGAAAAAATAACAGTAACACCAGCTCAATATGCAAATGGTGCACCACTCACATCACCATCTGCTAATGCGTCACTATCGGTTGCAACAAGTGCAATCAGTGCTAACTCTGATTACGGTTTCTCGACTAATATAGACCAAGATCCTTTTAATATGGAGAATTCATAATGGCTAAAATGGTATCAAAAGTTGAATTTAAAGTTGTTCACAAACATAGAACAAGTATTGGTAACAGCCCACAATCTCGTCCAAAGAATAAGCATAAAAGAGCATCTTTGAAACGATATCGTGGACAGGGAAAATGAAAACAAATCTTGAGAAGAATATGGAAGCAATTTTTGATTTACCAACTGATACAAAACCAATGGCTGAAATAATTGAAAAAACAAAACAAATTACACCATTAGAAAAAATATCATCTACTGGTAATGATGAGGTAATGGATGACTATTATTATGCAAGAGAAAACTTAAAAGAAATTATTTCAAGTGCACAACAATCAATTGCTGATCTCTCTTCAATTGCATCTACTTCTGAATCCCCTCGCGCATATGAAGTTTTGTCTACCATGATGAAGACAATTGTAGATGCTAATAAAGACCTCCTTGAACTTCAAAAGAGTGTAAAGAAACTTAAAGAAGAAGATAAAAAAGATAACCCTCAGAATGTTACTAACGCTCTTTACGTTGGTTCTACAGGTGATCTAATGAAGTTAATCAAAGATAATAATTAATTATTCATAAGGTAACAACCTATTATAACGTGTTTGACGAAGAAGTCAATAGAAAAAGTGAAATAATGTCAGATACTTATCTTGCTAATCCCAATTTAAAAAAAGCATATGTACCGATTGAATGGACCGAAGAACAGGTCCAGGAAGTCATTAAATGTTCTAAAGATATTAGTTATTTTATTAAAACATATGTTAAAATTATCAATCTAGATCGTGGTCTTATTGATTTTGAGATGTATCCTTTTCAAGAGGATATGGCTAAGATGATTGATGATAATAGATTTACAGTTATTAAAACTTGTCGTCAGGCAGGTAAAACGACCACATCCGCAGCAGTTGTACTATGGCATGCATTATTCAACGAGTCGTATACGGTAGCGATTCTAGCTAATAAACTATCTACTGCCCGAGAGATACTTGCCCGTGTTCAGAGAGCGTTCGAATATCTCCCGAAATGGTTACAACAGGGTGTGGTCGTGTGGAATAAAACGAATGTAGAGTTTGAGAACGGTAGTCAGATAATCGCTTCTTCCACTGCTTCCTCTGCAATTCGTGGTTACTCTATCAACTTTCTATATCTTGATGAATTTGCATTTGTGCCTCGTAATATACAAGATGACTTCTTCACTTCAGTTTATCCTACTATTATATCTGGTACAAATACAAAAGTTGTTATTACCTCTACACCAAACGGTTTTGATTTATTTTATAAAATATGGATTAATAGTGTAGAAGGAAGAAATGAATATGCAAACTTTGGAGTTAACTGGTGGGATGTTCCAGGTAGGGATGAAGAGTGGAAAGAAAAAACTATTGCAAACACCAGCGAAGATCAGTTCCGTCAGGAATTTGAAGCTGAGTTTCTTGGTTCCGCTAACACTCTTATCTCACCAAATATATTACGTTCTATAGCATTCACTACTCCAATATCAACACATTACGAGGGTAGTTTAAGTATATACAAAGAGCCAGTAAAAGATGGTGTGTATTTCTGTGTTGTAGATACGGCTCGAGGTGTTGGTATTGATGCTTCTGCTTTTGTTATTATTGATGTTGCATCTGTACCATATGAGGTCGTTGCTTGTTATAAAAACAATATTATCGACCCATTAATATACCCAGAAGTTATTCATAATGTGGTTAAAAATTATAATGAAGCATATACATTAGTTGAAATTAACGATAACGGTCAGCAAATAGCTGATATACTACACCATGATTATGAATATGATAATATTGTATTTACATCGGTGAAAGGTAGAGCAGGTCAGGTTATTGGTGGTGGATTCTCTTCTTCAGTTCAACGTGGCGTAAGAACAACTAAACAGGTCAAACGTATTGGTTGCTCTAATGCTAAGACGATGATTGAGAAGGACAAGATTAAACTACATGATTTTAATCTCATTAATGAATTGTCTACATTTATTCAAAAGGGAACATCATACGAAGCTGATATTGGTTCCCATGATGATTTGATAATGTGTATTGTGTTATTTGCATGGGCAACGAACCAAGAATTCTTCAAAGACTTAACAGATACAGATTTTAGAAAGAAACTTATGGAAGACAGAGATAGAATGATCAATGATGATGTTCTTCCATTTGGCTTTATAGATGATGGAAGCGATATCGAAGAAATAATAAATAAAGGGAGCCAAGAGTTTTGGAATGGAGCTGATTTTTCAAACAAATGGTGACTCCTGACTAAATCTATATTTTTATAAATAATAATGAAAATTAAATAGATAGAATAACTCTATAAAGTAGGAGAATAAACAATGCCTTTTCAAGTATCACCAGGTGTTAATGTTTCTGAAATCGATCTTACTACAGTTATCCCTGCAGTATCAACGACTGATGGTGCTATTGCTGGTCGTTTCAACTGGGGTCCAGCTGATAAACGAGTATTGATCAATTCAGAAGACACATTAACCGCACAATTTCAAAAGCCAGATAGTGACAACTATCAAGAATGGTTCACCGCTGCAAACTTCCTTGCTTACGGCAATTCGCTGTTTGTTTCCCGTGTTTTAAACGGCGCTAACAATGCAACTGCTAATGCAAACACAAGCATTCTCATTAAAAACGACGACGATTATGAAAATAACTATGCATCAGGCGTTGCTGGAGCAGGTGACTGGGTTGGAAAATATCCAGGAGCAATTGCTAACTCGCTTGAAGTTTCTGTTTGCCAAAGTTCAGTTGCATGGGAATCAACTCTTTCATCTGCTAACCTCGTATTTACACCTGCTTCAACAAGTGTCCTTACAAAGGGTGCAAACACATCAGTTGATCTTACATCTGGTGCAGATATTGACCTTTCAACTACTATTTCTGTTGGTGATGTTTTATTCCTACAGACAACGGACATTAATCTTGGTGATGGTATTAAAGTAACATCTGCTAATAGTAGTGTTATTACTCTTGCAACTGCACCAACTGCTGAAGAGCTTGGTACGACGGGTGTTACGAAAGTAAAATCTGCTGCTGTTAAAAGACGTTGGGAATACTTCAACTTCTTTGATGCTGCTCCAGGAACATCTACATACGCTACTCGTGCAGGTGGTTCGGGCGATGAACTTCATATTGCTATTGTTGATGAAGATGGTGATATCACTGGTGTTCGTGGTCAGGTAGTTGAGCGTTTCTCAAATCTATCTCGTGCCCGCGATGCAATGTCAGATGATGGAACATCTATCTATTATAAGGAAGTTATTAACCAACGTTCACAATGGCTTTGGTGGGCTTCTCATGTAGATAATATGACTGGTGCAGGCGGTACTGCTTCTCAGACATATACAAACTCAAACAATCTACCAACATCTACCTCGATGGCTGGTGGTTCAAATGGCGCTGCTCCAACAAACGCACAACTTATTAATGGTTATGATTACTTTAGTTCTGCAGAAGACGTTGATGTATCACTTATCCTTGGTGCTGATTCTAACCAAACTCTTGCAGTTCATATTATTAATAATATCTGCGAAACTCGTAAAGACTGTATTGTCTGCTTGTCACCAGAAGCTGGCGACGTTGTAAACAATAGTTCTTATGCTGGTAAAGAAGCAGAAGATACTATCGCTTTCCGCAATACACTTCCTTCAAGCTCATACGCTGTGATGGATTCTTGCTGGAAGTATCAGTATGACAAGTATAATGATGTATATCGTTATGTTCCAATGAATGGCGATACTGCTGGTCTTATGGTTCGTACAGATACAAACCGTGATCCATGGTTCTCACCTGCTGGCTTTAACCGTGGTAATGTAAAAAATGTTATTAAACTTTCAGTTAATCCTAAGAAAGCAGAACGTGATTTGCTTTACAAAGCAGGTATTAACCCAGTAGTTACATTCCCAGGTCAGGGAACAGTACTGTTTGGCGATAAGACTTTGCTTGCTAAGCCAAGTGCGTTTGATCGTATTAATGTTCGCCGACTCTTTATTGTTCTTGAGAAAGCAATTTCTACTGCTTCTAAGTTTACATTGTTCGAGTTCAACGATGCCTTTACTCGCTCACAGTTCCGCAACCTCGTTGAACCATTCCTTCGGGACGTTCAAGGTCGTCGTGGTATCTATGACTTCCGTGTAGTTTGTGATGAAACGAACAATACTGGCGAAGTCATTGACCGAAATGAGTTCATTGGTGATATTTACATTAAGCCAGCTCGTTCAATTAACTTTATTCAACTTAACTTCGTTGCAGTTCGCACTGGTGTTGATTTTGAAGAAGTTGTTGGTCAGTTCTAATATAAATAAAAGAAAGAACCCAGGAGAAACAATATGGCTTTTAGTGTAACAGAATTCCAAGGACAGATGCAGTATGGTGGCGCTCGACCATCGCTGTTTGAAGTCAATATTTCTAACCCATTCAACGCATCTGCTGATGATAAAGTTCGCTTCATGTGTAAAGGTGGTCAGATTCCTGCTTCAACAATTACGCCAGTTCCCGTCAAGTACTTTGGTCGTGATGTAAAATTTGCAGGCAATCGTACTTTTGAACCATGGACAGTAACAATCATCAATGATGAAGACTTTGCTGTTCGTAGTACTCTTGAAGAATGGCATCAGAATATTAACACAGTACAAGGCAACGTTCGACAGGCTGGTGCTGGTCCTGAAGCATATAAATCACAAGGTTCTGTGATTCATTATGGTAAACAGGGTAATATTCTTCGTGAATATAAATTTATTGGTATCTTCCCATCTTTAATTGCAGCAATTGATCTTAATTGGGAAACTGAAGCAATTGAAGAATTCCAAGTAACATTCGAATATGATTACTTCACAGTTGATAATGCAAGTGAATTTGGTATCGCTATTACTGCATAAAATATTTTGTATTTTTATTGAAAATAGGGGAGCTTCTATTTCTGAGGTTCCCCATTTTCTTTTTTCAGTTCTTATAAATAATAAGAGATAAAACTTACAGTATGGGAATTAAAAAAAATGGCTGAACTTTTTGGCTTCACCATCGCCCGAAAAAAACAAGACGATCAACAAGAAAACCTTCCTTCAATTGTTTCACCAACACAAGATGATGGCGCAGTTGAAATTGCTCCTGGTGGAGCATATGGAACATATGTTGATCTTGAGGGCAAAGCAAAAAATGAAGGCGAACTTGTAACTAAGTATCGTCAAATGGTTCAACAACCTGAGTGTGATTCTGCAGTTCAAGATGTTGTCAATGAAGCAATTGTTGTTACTGAAGACGCTGGTCCAGTAAGTATTGTTCTTGACAACCTCGAGTATCCTGACTCTATTAAAAAGAAAATAACAGAAGAATTTAAATCAGTATTAAAAATGCTCGACTTCAATAACACTGCTTATGATACATTCCGTAAATGGTATGTTGATGGTCGTTTGTATTATCATATTGTCATCGATGAGAAAAATCCACGTCAAGGTATTAAAGACCTACGTTATATTGATCCTCGCAAGATTCGTAAAATTCGCGAGCCTATTAAGGAAAAAGATAAAAGAACTGGTGTTACGATTTACAAAGGTA